GAATCTTTTACTTCCAGCTTCCCGGTTACGGAGGCCTGTATTTTATCATCCGCTGCACCCTTTATTGTGAATGTAAGCATCCCTGCCCTTGCCATAGCCTCTGCCGGGATAGGAACAAGGTACATCCCTATGCTTTCCATAAGGTTTTCCGTAAGCATAATTCTTACTGCATTTTCGCCGTAAGCATCCCAAAATACGATGTCCTTTGCATATCCGTCCCAGCCTTCATCAAAGGAGATGCGAAGTTTGGTAACATTCGCTTCCCCTCTGGTACCGGCGTTCTTACTATCCTTTGTCAAATGGTTTCCGAACACTTTCACTTCTATAATTCTGTCCATTTACTATCTCCTTTCTTACTCGCTCGGTGTTAAAGCATCCAAGCGGGTACTGATCCCGGCCACCTGCCCGTCGATGTACCCACGCAGGGAAATAACTTCATCTTCAAGGGCCCTTATCCTTATTTCCCAAAAGGCATCACCAACCTTCTCATTTCCCGTAGGTGTGCCGACATATAAAGCTTTTTCCGTTCTGCTGTACGCAGGTTCTTTGTCCGCAAGCGATGGGACAGCACCACCGCCACCCTTTAGCTTAATTGTATCTGCCATATTCAGCCCCCTTTATACGAAAAGGGGACAACTCCTTAAAGCTGTCCCCATGCCGTGTCATAGAGTTTTTTTCGTGTCTCACGGAGTATTTAGTTAAAACTCGCTTTTTGAAAACTCACTCGACTTTTTCTCAATCAGCTTACTTGTTTCATAATCCTGCAAATCGGAGTTTTCAAGCACTTCTGCAAACTTACGTTTGATTTGTACCTTTTCTCCACGCTTGATTACGCAGTTTTCGCCGTTTACTGCAACAAATACATCGTCCTTGTACTTGTTGTTATCCTTAAACAGCTTCACTTCTACAAGCTCATTGTAAAATGCTTCCTCTTTCTCATCAGCCTTTTTCTGCTCCTCTGTCAGCACACCGCCAGCAGAAGCCTTTGCATCGGCTACAATCTTTGCGGCTTCTGCTTTGGCATTTGCAAGCATTTCCTCTACCTGCTTTGTAACATCTGCAAGGGTAATGGGCTCTGTTTTGGTCATCTCTTTTGCCATCATGTTTCCTCCTTTCATACTCCGCTAAACCGAAGATTAATTATTTGCAGTGGGATTGAATGTAGATGCAGATTCAATACGAACCATGTAGTTTTCTACAAGTCTCTCTGCAACTTTTGTTGCCTTCCAACCTGCGGTTGCTCTCTGGTTGAGAGGATCGCCAGTACCAGCACTACCGAGCTGTTTGACAATATGTTCAAGACCGCCGCCAGAAATTTCAGTTACGCCGTAAGCATTATCGCCTAAGATAAGCGTAGAATATACGGCTCTGCTTTCGCTGCCAGCCCCTGCCCAAATCTTCGCCTCCGTTGTTTCAACGAAACGAACGCCAAAGATTTTACCGATTTCCCCTTCGTAAATGTCAGAGGGATCAGAATATGTCTTAACGTCCTTCCACGCCGGGTCATTTGTAAGGTCGTAGGAAATATCCGGATGAATAATACCCACCCAAGAGCCGCTGATCTGCTCTGCGTTCTGGTTTTTAAGAAGCCGTACAGCTTTCTTAATATCGTCAACCGTGAGTAGGCAAGTAGCATCCAGTGCTGTTCTTGCAGACTTGCCGCCGGAGAAGATAACGTTTGTACCGCCATTTAATACTTCGCGGGTGATCGTGTCAAGCGTTGCACCCGCCTGTGCACCGAGAAGCTTTGTAGCCTGTACAAGGTTATTATCAATGGCAGTAAGCATGAGCACATCAGAAAGTGTGATGTAACCACCGTACTGTGCAACGGTTGCCTCAACGGTTGACATGTTCAGGCTCTGTCCGTCAGGCGTTACGCCTTCTGTGATAGGTGTAGTCAGCTTGGGAAGCGGACTGTACTTTCTGAACTCGATTGTCTTGCCGCCATTCTTAGGAATGGGATGCTTCTGCCCGAACTGGTCGTGAACAAGCTTCGGGATGGCGTTATCAATAAGATAATCGCTGTAATAGGTTTTCATTTCGTCCGTCAAACCAGACGAAGTGGTTAGGTTTGTGTTAAGCTCAGCAAAAAGCTGAAGATTGTACATAAAATGTTTCATTGTGTTTATTCTCCCTTCAAAATTCGGGGAGATTTAGATTAAAATACTATTTTCTCTCCCCGTTGTACTCTTCGTGCGATCTCTGCCCGTTCTGCGCGGGTTAGAGACGACACATCATTCCTAACGATTGCGGCGGATTGCGAAGATGTACCGTTTTCGGAAGGCCTGGAAGCCTTTTGCTTGATTCTTGCCTGTGCCTGTGCATCCGCTGTCTGAGCGGCTACCCTTGCGGCATTCTGCGTGATTTCATCCAGATGAAGTGTTCTGTAGGCATGTTCAACACCAACCCCGCTTTTCAAAAGCTTCAGAAATTCAGGATTCTGTGCTTCTCTCGCAAAGTTGAAGGACGGATAAAGCTCCTTTACCTTATCCGCTTCCCTGTACCACGTGTTAATCTGCTCTTCAGCCTGCTTTTGTCCGATTTCTCTCCGACGCATTGCCATGAGCTCTTCGTTTTCACGTTTCAGCTTCTCCATGGCGTGGTACTGTTCTACCGTCATACCCTTTTCTTCGGCTACTCGCTCCCAATACTCGGTATCTTCTGTAAGGGCACGGTCAAGCTGTGCCACATCATTTACGCCATATCGTGCCATAAGCTTATCAAGGATGGGCTTCTGTGCGGCCAAGTCTGCTTCCATACCCTTTACTTGCTTGAAGCGTCTGTCAAACACCTGTTGGAATCTTTCCTGATCCAAGTCCTTATACTCGCCATTTATAAGGTCGTTATAGGCTTTTCTTCGTGCTTCAAGCGTGTCAGATGTAATCGATACATCCGTTTTGCTCGCACCCGTGAGCTGTCCCTCGGTGGCAGGGGTCGTAGCTTCGGTAGCGGTTGTTCCTTCCTGCTTGCCGAATACCACATTATCAAATTCACCCGATTTTGAACGGCGGTTGCTTCCGCTCGGTTTCGATTCAACCTTTGGTGCGTTCTCCGTAGCTGTTGCACCGGAGCCTTCTGCTCCCGCTGCTCCGCCGTCATTAAACAGCTGCAAGTCTACTTTGAACATTCTTTTTAATACTTCAGGCATTTTATATGCCCCCTTTCTCATGGTCTTTCCCAAGCGTCAATCGGCAAGTCCGATAATATCTATTTGAACATGGCCCGGATATCTGTTTGCTATTTGTTCCAGACCAATAGCTGTCATATAAAAGACTGCGGAGATGTCCTCTTCACCGTTGCAGGAGATGATAACCTCTCCGGCCTCGTTATCAACGCTTATACGGCTTACTTTGTCATAATTTTCCTCACACCATCCCATAAGTGCTTGCACCAATGCCGATACCCCGGCACAAACTATATCCTTGCCGTATTCGGCAAAATTAGCGTGTCCTGACACCGCCAATGTATGTGTATCATTTTTAACTGTATATGCAGCCTTAACCATTATTCATATCAGGGCTGGCTCTCTTCGCCAACCTCTCCCCATACCCTGTCATTGTCTCAGTCTGTGCCTCCTTCTGTGCCTGCCCCATACCGCCGCCTTGTACGTTTGGAGCCGGCACTGCCATTCCGTTTGGAGTTGCAATACCCATAGCGCTTTTTAATAGCGAAAGCTCCTGCATAAGCTGGTTCACCGTATTCACAAGGGTTTGTCCCTGCTGTACCTTTTCTTTCACCGCTTCAATGCCGTCAAAGTCCATAAGCTCTAAGGCTGTCATGGATTGTTCTGCAAGCTGAGGATTAAAAAATCCCATGTTGTACATTTCCTTTGCAAGCTCATTCTGTGCCATCTTTGAGTACGGTGACCGCTTCTGCGGTTTTACCACGATGTCATATACAGGCTTGCGGAATAGCTCGACATATCCTTCTTCAAGCTCCTGCCCTGCGTATGCCGGAGGAATGGGCTGTCCCTGCATCATTTTATTGCTGAAGTCTACAAACTCGTATTTGCCCGTCTCTCCCGTGACCCTAAATGACCTTGTTTCATCATAGAACTGCCGCATAAGCTCTATTGCAAGGTAGCATTCTCTTGTGTATGACCGATACGATGCGGAAATTAAATCACGGCTTAGCTTGTTACCGGCTTCCTGGAGTGCCGCAATAGCCGCTGCGGCTGTTACCCCACCGCTTGTTGATCCTTGCGAAACGTCTCTGTTCCCGGATGTCTCTTTAAGCTCGTCAATCTTCATCTGAAGGATGTTGAGTGCCGCACCGCTTACTTGCTGTATGTCGATCTGTCTTAGGCGTTCCTCGTCAATGTCACCCTCTACCCAAACAATGTCATTCGTGTCATCCTTAAACTCTTCCACGTTGATGCCTACATTCTTCTTGGCGAAAAATCTCGGCTTTGTTGCCTTGATGGTGTTTTCCAGAATGACTTGCTGCAGCTTGTCAATGTACATCTGCGGCGATTTCATAATGGCTATGTATCCAAAGCCTATG